CTAATCTACCTAAAACTTCTTCTGGTAATAAATCTGCTAAATTGTCAAAGTGTTCGTTTGTGCCCGGCTGGTTTACAGCTTCTGGATCAAAACTAATTGTTGCACCACCGTCTTCTTCTTGTGTTACTTGAATATCTTCTGGTCCAACCTGTTCTTCTATATTTGCTTGAGAAGCTTCTACAACTTCTTCTTGACTAGGTAATTCTATTTCCTGCTTTACGTTTGGTAAAGACTTGTCTATTTCTGACATTATTTTTCTCCGAGTTCGAAACCACTATAGTCTTTTTTCCAGGAACATTCAACCCCTGTGGGTGAGGTCCTCTAAGTGGTGGTATCGTAGTTGTTAGTTTTTTAGTCATCTAATAATCCTATTCCTTGTATTGCTAATGATGCACCAAGTCCAGCTATACCTGCTCTTGATAATAACCTTAATGCAGGTTTAGACATACCAAGTCTAGCTGCTTTTCTAAGAGTTGGATTTAGTCCTCTTGTTAATTTATCTGTTTGTTCAGCAAATATTGGGTACGTATAGTTTAATGGATCTGTTCCAATATCTGCTAGTGAGTCCCCTTCAGATACCTGTCTTGTAATATCTAATGCAGCCAGTGGTGCTAAAACTCCAGGTGATGCTGCAATACCAAGTCCTCTACCTAATACTCTTCCACCAGTTCTTATTAATCCTTTTTGTTCAACACCCAATCCTCTTGACCTACTAGCTTTAATTGTTGATGGTGCACCAAGTGCTGTTGATGCAGCTAATGATGCTCCTACCGCTGGTAGTTGAAAGTCTAAAATATCTGGTCTTGTCATGTCTTCTGAGATAGGCTGTGTTACCATATCAACCAACATATTTTTTTGTTGATCTTCGTTAGATAAGTAAGTTGTAGGATCATCATTTTTAAATTCTTTTACGAGTGCAGCTGCAGCACCACCAGCAAGTCCTGCTACACCAAATGTTTTGAAGCCACCTGATCTTAAAAATCCTGTTGCTGCTGCTTTTAATTTTTGCATTCCAGTATTTGTTGCTGGAGCTTGTTCAAAAATTTGTGCTGCTTTTACTGGATTGTTATCTATTGCAGCCGCACAATCTCCAGGTAATCCACCACGAGAAAGTAGACTACAAACAGCTAGTTTATCTTTTTCAGATAAGTCGCTTGCAACTTTTTTTAATTGTGCCGGCGATACTGAGAAAAATGGTTTTCTACCTTTTGGATCAAGATAAAAACCTTCTCTATCTGCCATGGCTTGAATATCTAATCCTTTTGCTTTGTACGCAGCTAGTTGAGAAGGTGAAAAAATTTTTGGATCTATTTCTGTTCCAATTTTAATTTCAGGTAATGCTAAACTTTCTAACTGAGCTTTAGATAAATCTTTAAAACCTTTATATGTTGGAACGTTAGCTATTAGATCATCTGCAATTTTTTGTGCACCTTTAACATCGTTTACAGCAAGAGCTTCTTGTACTCTTCCTATAGATCTAGATAATCTTCCTTGGTATTGTGCAAGTGGACCTTGATTTATGTCTGATCTTACCACATCTACAAAAGCAGAGTATGGAGCAAGTCCCCTCATCTCACCTGTGCTAATTCCAATTACTTCGTTAACACTAAACGGAACTTGCTTATTTGATTTTATGTCTAATATATTTTTAAGCTCATCTCTAAAAGCTGTTTTAAAACTACTAAGTGAAGCATTAGCTTCATTTTTATACAACTGATCTACATTTGCTAAAGCTGCATTATAAAATGCAACTCTGTATGCATTTCGTTTTCCAACGTTACCAATCTGATCTAATATTCTTTTACCTGCAACAACGTCTTTGGGGATATTAATATCTCCTTTATACTCATCACCTTTTAAAACTCTTGCTAATGTTGCCATTGCGTTTGCAGCTTTTGAAGGAGAAGGGTCATTTAAAACTGTTTGAACTAAAGGTAAGCTTGGAAGTTTTTTCTGTTTAAAAATTAAATCTTTTATATCATCATTGGCGTACAGAGATTCTACTCTGTCTTTCACGTCTTTTGTAATAATTCTAGCATTTAAAAAACGATCCCACTTTCTAAGTGTAGCATCTGAAGGATCTTTCCAATAACGTTGTTTGGTTCCTTTACCTGCTGCAAAAGCTCCAGGAGCAGTAGCACCCATTCTAAAATCAAAATTATCTTTTATAAATCTAGCTGTAGTTGTTTTGTCAGGGTCACTAATATATGTATCTAAAGAAGATTTCTTTAATCCTATTTTTTCTAAAAATTCTTCTGTGCTTAATGTATATCCTGCTGGTGGTTTAAATGCTCCTCTTGCTTTAAAACTTTTAGCAGCATTTTCTTTTTGATAAGAGGGTGCTTCGTTCCATGGGGTCTCATAAGCTTCGTCATAGAACGCTTTAAATTTTTTTGAGTTTTTATAGAGATCATCGTATTGACTTCCTGCAAATTGTTTACCGCCTCGAAGTAAAACTTTTTCACCACCTTCATTAAATTTATTTACAATAGCTTTTACAGTTGCAGGACCTGCATCAGCTTTAGCTGCTTTTAATATTTTTGGAGTGCTGGTTACAAAAGGTTCTGTTCTATTTTTAGTTATTCTTTTTAAATAATCTCTTATCTTATCGCCTTCATCAGTTATAGCAGCGATATCAATACCTCTAAAATATTTTGGATATTTATTTCTGTATTTTGAAATACCTTTGTATGTATCTTTTACTTTTGGAAAAGCTTTCCGAAAAAGTTCTTCAGCCCTCTCCATTGTCATGGGTTGAGGTTCAGCTTTTAGAAGTCTTCTTAATTTTTCTAATTTAAGTCTAGTCCCTTCTTGCATTACACCTCCAGGATGCCGGCAAGACCACCATTTCTAAACCCAAGTCCTACATCTAAGCCGAGTTGTTTCTGTATGTCCATAATCTCATCTGGGAATGCATCTGGATTTCTTAATACTTTGTGTAGCTGTCGAAAGTATGCTGTCTTTTCTTTACCAACCAAACTTTTATCTGTACCTAAAGTTGCAAACAATCTCGATATATCTTTACCCTCAATACCATATTTACGTAGAGCTTGATAACCCATCTTACCACCACGAACTAACATACCAGCCATGTATGGTACACGTCCGCCATCTTGAAATTCAAAATCATCTATATCAACAGACTCGGGATCAAACATTCTATCAGTAATAGTTCTACCTTTTCCATCTTTAACACTTACTAATCTTTCTGCAAATAATTGTATATCATTTGGTGTATCTAATTTTGCAACTGCTGCTGCAACCTTTGGTCCAAAATATTTTTGTACCAATAACAGTGGATCACCCATACCTCCGCCACCACCTTCAGTCATAAATTTAAAATCATCTGCTTCCATAACTGATGATAAAGTTGGGTTGCCTGGTTCATCAGTTAGACTTTTTACTCTATTTAAAAAATCTCTAGCGTTTGCTCTGACCACTGGTTGAGCTGCCTCTGATACACCTGCGTTAAGATAAATTTTATTTACTAAATCATTTACGATTAAATTATTATTTTGCACATTCTTAAGTGCTTCTAAACCTTTACCAGTTGGTAAGATAGTTTCTGCTGCATCGACACCCTCTGCTTTTGCTAAATTTTTAATTGTTTCTTCTGCAGACGCAAACGGTGCTGCAACATCACCTGGTTCACCACGACTTCCTGGTGGTGGTAAATCAGGATCACCTGGTGGTAAATCATCCTTAAGTGTTGCAACTTCTTTAATCATATCATCAAAATTTTTTCCTATATTTGATGATATAATTCCTGACTCTATTGCTTTTAATGTATCGTTAGGATTGCTTGGATCTAATCCTGCTTTTATCATAGCTTCAGAATCTTTATTTGCTATTTCAGATGCTTTATCTAAAAATGGTTTTTGTCTTAATGACATCAAACCTTCTTTATCTAAGTTTCTAGTCCCTGTTCTAAGATCTGTAATATTTGCTGGCGCTGCAGGAGGCATATAAAAATTTTTCATCGCTGTCATATTATCTAACAGCTTGTTTGCTTGAACATCGTTTAGTTTATTTGATAATGCATATCCAACAGAACTTGTTAATTCTTCTACTGCTTTTGATTGTGGTAATACACCTAACGCGTCAACGTTAATATCCATGTCTAACATTAGCTCCGGTGATTTACCTTTACCTAAAAAATTTATATTAGTTCTAGTTCCAAGAACATCATTTAGGTTTCCTCCTAAATCTTGGAATGTTTTTAAAATTAAATCTAATGTCTGTTTCCTAGCCATAATATTCTATTCTACTCCTGTCAGGCAGTGGTTCGTCTTTGTAAGAATCTTTGTTACGAACTAAGCCACCTTGTTTAATACGCATAATCGCTTGGGTCATAGAGTCGACATAGTCATCATAATCACCATGCGGAAATGCTGCGCACTCTTCGACAACTTCTTGAGCAAAATGTTGATGCATAGGAGCATATATTACTCCTGTCTCAAAAAGTGGTGCTACAGAGTTTACTCTTGCATGCTTATCATTTCCTCGGCTCGGTGTAAAGTTAACAACTGGAATTCCCATATCTCTTAATTCAGCTGTCAAAGGTATCCCTGATGCCTTGGCTTCGACTATGACCATATCAGGACGCCAAAATAGATACTCTTCATGAGCTACTTTTTTAAGTTCTGGAAACTCATATCTATCTTTAAAAGCATTAAGTAATATTATCTGAGGGTTTTCATCTTCTGTTTTAAACACTCCCCACGTTGTTATAGCCGAAAAGTCAGCAGATTCTTTTTTAAGAAAAGCTGTGTCATAAGACTGGAGTATAAAATCACATTTAGGTGGATCTTTGTCTTCCCAGTTCTGCCACCAGTCACGTTTAATAATAGCTCCTTCCTCAGCTGTAGGCGATTGCATGTACTGAGCGTTCCAGTTGTTAACAGGAATAGATGCTTTTGTTTTTTCAAGCTCGTCCTTGGTCCAGTATTCTGGCCACACAGGATCACCACTTGGTAACAATGCAGGTAATTCTACAACCTCCCACTCATCAGAGTTCTCTTCTCCCTGAGCCTTGATCAGTTGTCCGGTAAGATCTTTTGTACTCCACCTTGTCATAACTACAACGATACGACCGCCTGGTTGTAAACGTTGTCTTGGACCTGATGTATACCAGTTCCATGCTTTCTCGAATGACTTACTATCTTTTTTAAT